AAAAAATCATCGGTTTCAATCCACAAACCAGTAAAAACAGGATTTAATAGATTTAGATAATTGTATTGACTTTAAAAAAATGGTATAATATAGATAATTATTATTCTCTAAAATAAAAATGATTGGCAATCTAACAAAAAATACACCAGTTTCTGTCTATCAACCAAGTAAAGAAGTAGCTGATTTAACTTCTATTGTTCGCTCTGACTACTCTGAAGGAATGGACATCTTAACAAGACCTTGGACTGAACTAAACGACAGAAGTGTAGTAGATGACCTTAATCGTGGTCAAATGATGTTCAATGCTTTCGTTGATACTGAAACAGCAGACCCTAATGAAGCGTGGAAATGGCGTGGGACTAGAAGTATGGCTAGAAATAAGGGTATTGCGATGCACGCTAACCTGACTTCTAACTATATTTTACCAGTCTTCCAAGCTCAAAACGAAAATGACGAAGTAGATAGAGACTTTTCTGAGGTAATGCGAGATATTATCGAATGGATGGCCGAACCAACAAACTCTAACTACCAGTCATCTTTTCTCCAAATTGTTTTCTCTGTTTTACAAAGTCCGGTTACTTATCTTGGAGCAGAATTTTACGAAGTTTATCAGAAGATTAAAGAAAAAACCGATAGAGGTTTTGAAAAGAAAGAAGTTTTAGACGAAGTATTAAGCGGTTTTCAAGCTCCTATTTATTCAGCCACGCAGATTTTAATCACAAACCCTTACGAAAGGAATATCCAAAAGCAACGCTCAATCATTAAAAGACGCTGGGTAGATTATGAGGAATTGCGGGCTAAATACGAAAATCATCCTAATTGGAGTTTTGTCCGAAAAGGTATTAAGTCTATTTACAATGATGAAGATGGGCTATTTTACGATATTAAAGACGATGAACATCCAAATCTAGTCTCCGAAGAAACTTGGCTAAATAGACGAGAAGACAGCGAGGTTTGTTTCCTTAACGGAATTTATATGGGAGACGAGAATGTTGAGAATAACCCAATCAGACACCGAGATAACAAGAACGCCCCCAAATATAATGTCGTGCCATTCGGTTATATGCGGATTGGTGACCATTTCTTTTACTACAAATCAATGATGAACGCTCTTGGTTGGGATAATATGCTCTATGATGCGATGTCCGAAGTGGTAATGAACAGAGCTTTGCTTGAAGTAGAAATGCCAGTGGCTATCTCTGGCTCTGATAAAGTGGACTCTGAGGTTATCTTTCCAAGTTCGGTGGTCACTTTTGAGGATAAAGACGCTAAAATAACGCCATTATTGCCTAACAGTAATATGTCGGCTGGTTTTAATGCTCTACGAGAAACAGAGAAGTCTATTACAGAAGGTTCGGTCAACGAAACTATCTCTGGTCAATTACCTGATGCCTCTCAAAAGGCTTACAATGTTGCCCAAGCGCAAGCCAGTGCTAAGAAACTTATCGGAGCAGTTGGAAAATCAATCGCTGAGTCTATTATCCAATATGGTGACTTGATGAAAGATATTGCTCTTAATCACTACACTATTCCTCAAATTGACCAACTTGTCGGGGATAATATGAAACTCCGTTATCGCCAATTCTTCTTAGAGAAGAAAGGTAATGGTAAAGGCTATACCAAACGAATTAAATTTGATGAAAGTTTAATCGGTAAAGAAATGACCGACAAAGAGAAGGAGTATAAGGAAATGGAAATGTTAGAAGAATATGGCGAAGATGAAGGCGTTATTGTTGTCAATCCTGAATTATTTGCTCGCTATAAATATCTGACTAAATGTGATACCGAAGAAATGTTTGCTAAAAATAATGAGTATTGGCAGGTGACACTGACTAATCTTTATGGAATGTTAAGACAAGACCCACTCATTAAAGGTGATGAACTTCTTGGCCGTTTAATGTATTCATACTTCCAAAGTGAAGGTCAAGAAATGATTAAAGAACCACAACCAGAGGAATTGCTTAATCAGCCTATTCAAGGAGCAAATCCTTTGGGTGAAATGGTGAAAGCTAAACAGAATGCCCAAGTGGCAAATCAGGTCGCTGTTTAGAAAATTAAAAGAATTATGGTATAATATAGTTATGAAAAAACCAGTAAAAAAGACAGATAAGAAGGTAGTAAAAAAACCTGTTAAGAAAACTGTCAAAAAAGTTATTAAAAAGAAGTAATTATTAGATAATAATAAAAAAATGCAGATTTTAGGATTTACGATCGTCAATGACGATAAATGGAACAGAGCAGTCTATGGCACAGTCGGACGAGAAGGAAAAATGTCTGGAGGTGTCGGTGAAAATGCTTCTGATGAAGTTAAGCTCGCTGAGTATGATAAGCTCGGTGGGGCTATTTTTGAAGGCAAAAGCAAAGTGAAGACAGGTTGTTTTTATGACTTTGCGAAGAAGAAACCAAAAGAAAAGCCAGAAATCGTCTATGTCTTTAGGGATATTGATGGTGATGAAGTATTAGTGGAAAAAGGCGAAGAAATTCCTTTGGAGGTAAAGGCGGCAGAAATTGCCAAAGCTAAAAAAGCTAAGAAAGTAAAAAAGACAATCGAAGACGAGGAGTAGTGGTTTATAAAGAATTATGATGTTCTTTCAAAAGAAAATAGATGTTGATGAGTTTATAAACAACCTAGACAAGACCGAACGAAACAAAATCTTAACTTATGCCGTCAAAAAGCTATTTAACACGATAGACGCTGACGACATCCTAAGAGAAAATGAGTTTGGTCAATGGAGTATCGAGGGTAAACCAATCAATGACACAACAAAAAATTTATTGATTGCTGAAGCCAAAGGATTACTCAAATCAAAACTCTGGGAAGTATTAACCAACGACATCAAGTATCAAGCCAACAAAAAGATGTTTCTCTTGGCCCAAAATGAGGAACAACTAACGGCTGGAAAAATGTTTCTCTATGCTCTTGACTGTATAAATACCCGATTAAAGAGTATGGACAAAGAAACAGGAAACTTTAATAGCAACGGGAAACTCCCGATGGTCAAATAGACCTTAATTGTCCCATTCCACGACATTAAACTGGGAATGTCTAAATTTATATGACTGAAGAAGAAAAGGCAAAACTTGAGGCCGAAGAAGCCGAGGCAAAAGCCAACGCACAAGATGAAGAGTCTGCCAAAGACGATGAGTCTGAGGAAGAAGACAAATCTAATAAGTCCTCTGACAAAATAGATTATGAAACTGAACTAGCAAAAGAACGAGAAGCACGAGAAAAAGCTGAAAAGGCGGCTGCTGATACAGCTTTTAAATTACGAGAAGCCAAGCGCCAGAATAAAGATGAAGACTATGACGATGATGAGGAAAAACCTCTTACCGCCAAAGAACTTCAATCAATTCTAGCTAATGAACGACAAGCAACTCAAAAGGCTCTACAAGAACAAAGGATTGGTGAAATTGCTTCTAAACTTACGACTTCTGAAGCCGAGAGAAATCTCGTTATAGAAATCCACAAGAACAGACAATTTCCTAGCCACTTGTCGCTTGAAGACCAATTAGAAGAAGCTTTCGTTATTGCTAATCGTAAAAAGCTAATTGGTGAACGCAATGAAGCTCTTAGGGCTTTGAAAGCTAAAGGTAGTGCTAACGATAACCCATCAGGGACTTATCACGAAGCACCTAAAGCTGGAGAACCTAAAATGGCATCGGCTGACATCGCTTCTCTAAAAGCTATTGGTTATGCTTGGAATGGGAGAGTATTTGAAAAGAAACTAAAAAATGGTGTCTTGCAATACGATCCTAAAACCAAGAAAACTACGCTAATCAAATCATAATCCTAGCGAGATACTAGGGACTATCTCATTGCTTCCATAAAAGGAAGTGGGTTTTGTTGCATTATAAATTTAATTTAAACCTAAAGGTATTTAAAACATAGTCGCTTTTGATGCCTTATCTGCGAAAGCAGGTTAAATCAGTAAATTGATAAGTTTGTTCTTTGAAAGTGGTATAATGTGGTTATGAGAAAGATGTCTCAAATAAAAAAGAAATGTCTTTCTGAGGACCATATCATACCGCTTTCAAAGGGTGGGATAGACGATATAGATAATATTCAACCATTATGTAAATCGTGTAATTCCCGCAAACATGCGAAAACAATTTATTACAAACTTTGAGAGGAGATTTACAAGTTATCGGTTATGCGTCAAAAGTAAAGCGACGCATTGCTGCTTCCGCCACTCGTTACGAGGTCGGCGAACCGTTGCACTCTGTTGCGACTTATTCATCCGGTGTTGCTTCGGCTAATACTTTCGTATTGGCTGCTGCTGATACCCCTGTTATTGGAACTCACTCGTTCGGTGGAGTTGCTTTGAGCTTCTGCCAACCGTTTTCAACTGGGACTGTCGTTGCTCATACTGCTTGGGCTTCTTGTCCAGTTCCAAATATCGGTCTTATTCGTGGTAAGGGTGAAACCTTTGCTAATGTTGATACTGACTCTGAAATTCTAGGTATCATTATGGATGTCACTTTGATTGACTATAATGCTACTGGAGCTTCTGACGGCGGTGAACTTTATACTATTAAAGACACTGCTTCTGCTGACACTTCTGGTTTGACTATCGTTGATGGTAACGCCGCCAAAGGAACTTTGGATGTCACTATTGACGCTCGTGCTTATCGAACAGATGTTAGCTAATATTTATTAGAAATTTATTAATTAAAATTACAAATTATGTCTAATCCTACTGGCGGATTTTCCGCAGGTCTGAGTCCAGATGCAGTTAAGACAGCTATTGATGCTGCTTTATACGAGGAATATTCTCGTGAAATGCAACCTGGATACTTGTCCGCTTCTGACTCTTTCTTCTTCAAGCAGGATACTACCGATAAACTTGCGTTCGTTTGGGACGAAGATGGTGGTGTTCCTAACTTAGAGGAAACTGGTGAACAAGAAGATATTAAAAGCGTTGACTCTCGTATTGGTAATACCAAGACCAAATTCTCTCAGAAATATGCGAACCAAATTCCTATTTCTGATGAAGCTTTCCGTGCCGATCAGGTTGGAAAGCGTGCTGAATTGGGTCGTCAGGTTGCCGATGCTGCTCGCCGAACCCGTGACCAGAAAGCTATTTTGGCCACTTACGGTGATGCTTACGCTGGCTCTATCAACACTACCCCAGATGGCCAACCTCTATGTTCCAACACTCACACCACTTTGACTGGTGTAACTGTTGATAACTTGGAGACTGGTTCTCTTACCCCTGACAACTTGTGGACTTTAACTGTTTCTTTGGCTAACCAAAAAGGTCAGCACGGAGACGCTGGTTCTCATATGTTTGAGGGTATTGTTGTTCCGTTCTTGCTTTATAAGACGGCTAAAGAAGTTTTGAACAGCTCTTTGGTTGCCAACTCTGCCGAGAATAATATCAACATCTTTGATACTGATTACGGACAGGTGACAATCGCCGCTTCAATCTTCTTGGGTTCTACTTATAACTCTGCTACTAACGCCAACACTTCTTACACTATCGTTTCTCGCAATCACCAAGTTATGCGAAAAGTCTTCTATGACCTAAGCACGACTATGGTTTCTCCTGAATACTCTGACAACGATAGCTATGTGTTACGCTACAAGTTCCACGAAAGCGATTTCCCTGGCACTTGGACTGGTGTTGCTGGTTCTAATGGGTCTGCTTAATTATTACTTACTAACTACCAACTTATATGATTGATAAAATCAATAAATGGACTCCAATTTTAACACTCATTGCGGTTGTTATTTTGGCGGTCTCTCTGGTTGGTGGTAATAACCAATCAGGCTTATTAGGGAATTCGGGAACTCGTTTCCCTAATGGTATTAGTGCTGATACAACTTCTCCGATTGCTGGACAAATCCGTGGGACTTATGGTGCTTTCACTGGCACTTTAACCACTGGTTCTTCTGGCACGGCTGTCGCTAGACAAAACGTTGGCACTTGCTATATCCGACCTTATGCTGCAACAATCGCCGCCACTTCAACTGCAAAAGTTGATTGTCAGGCAACGGCTGCTTGGAATGCTTCGGGTATGTCTGCTTTAGCTGGTGTTACTGCTGGCGATATTGTATCTGTCACTTTAGCCACTAGCACAGCTGGGACAACTTTGGGTGGATTAAATGTAACTGGAGCATCTGCTTCAACCACTGCTGGGTATATTGAGCTTTATATCAATAACCTAACTGGGACAACTTACACTTGGCCTACCACTGGCACAGCTTCGGGAACCGCTACTTATATCATAGCGGATATTTAGCCCTTTACTTGCCCCGTAGTCTTCATAATTCCTGCGGGGCAGGATAAGGGGCTAAAAACCCAAATTAAAAGTTAATTATAAAATGATGAAAAAATATATTATATTATCAACCCTTGTCCTAACTTTTGTCTTTGCAGGCGTTGCTTTGGCTAATCAGAGCTACTTTTCAGCAGGGACAAAATCGGCTACTGCTACTACATCAGTCAATTATATGACTGCTGGAAACGCTACCACCACTATCACTTATGACACTTATAATGGTGGAAATATGCAAAAAACTGATGGGGCTGTTGTTTTGTTACAATCAGTCGCTTCAACATCGGCTTCAGTCCAAACTATTGATGTCCAGTATTCAATGGATGGGATTGATTGGTTTGATTGGGTTGATGTTGGTGCTACGACAACTCCGACTAGAGTTTTGGATAATAAACTAGCTTATACCTTAAATGGTAATACTACTTCATCCACCACTCGCAGATCATTATTCCTAGAAACTCCGACTCGTTTTGTTCGAGTTTCGATTGCCAACACAACTGGAAACGGCTCAATTTGGGGTTGGATTTTGCCTTGGAAAGAGAGAAATAATTAAAAACTAACTAAATAACTATGAGTATTACAGTAGGAGAGGTAAAAGATAACCTTTCGGCAATGCTTCACGGGGGAAGTTTAAATAAAGTCCGTAATGTCGAAATGGCAATGGAACGGGCGGCTAACACTATGCTCCAAAAGATTGACCCTGTTGATACTCAAAGAA